ACCGCAGATGGCGGCACGGGTGGAGGTGTTGATAGATGGGCGGTTCGACGTGCTGAACCGTATCCGCTGGCTGAAAGAGGCAGGCTGGCATCAGAAGGCCGAAAAGGAAACGCTGCGCTCCTACTTGTCGCCGTGGGAGGAGTGCATCTTCGCGGAACACGTCGGCGCGGACAACACGGCCAAGGGTGAGGCGGGCTATGGTGCCAAGTGCGACGAGTTGCGCGGGTTCGTGTTTGAACCGCTGCGCGCGTACCTCGCGGGGGAGTGGGAGCGCGCGGGTCTGGTGAGGCAGGACGCGGACGAGGCGACGGGAACGCAGATGGCGGGGCACTACTTCTCGCGCATCCAGTGGGCGCTGCCAACCGCGAAGCACTACGCCACCCTGCGCGCGCGCGCGAACGCCACGGGCGGCGACTTCCTCCGCCGCGAGTACGACGACCTCAAGCAAGAATACGAATCGCTGCGCCGCCCCTTCGCCGTCACTGCTGACGTGCCATACACCGATGTCTGGACCTTCCCCACCGTCAGCCACTACCCCGGCAAGCACCCCTGCGAGAAGCCCCAAGCCCTGCTCCGGCACATCATCGCGGCATCCTCACGCCCCGGCGCGGTGGTCCTTGATTCCTTCGCCGGAAGCGGCTCAACGGGCGAAGCCGCACTCGCACTCGGGCGGGAGTTCATCGGCATCGAACAGAGCGACCACTGGTGCCAGAAGGCCCGCGAGCGGATCTCCCCCGCGCCGACGCTCTTCTCGGTGGCATCGTGACCGCGCTCGCGGACCTGCCTCGGGTCACGTGGTCGCCCCATCCCGGTAGCCAGTCGCTCTTCGTCGCCTGCCCCGTCCACGAATGTCTCTACGAGGGGACGCGCGGACCCGGCAAGACGAACGCCCTCCTGATCGACTACTGCCAGCACGTCGGGCAGGGATTCGGATCTGCGTGGCGCGGCATCCTCTTCCGGCAATCGTTCCCCGCGCTCGCTGACGTGGTAGCAAAGAGCAAGGAATGGATCCCCCGCGTATTCCCTGATGCAAAGTTCAACGAATCGAATCACGTCTGGAGGTTCCCGGATGGAGAGGAACTGCTCCTCCGATACATGGACAACCCGAAAGACTACTGGAGTTACCACGGCCACGAGTACCCGTGGATCGGGTGGGATGAGCTGACGAACTGGCCTTCGCTTGCGTGCTACGACGTGATGAAGTCCTGTAACCGCTCCTCCCGTGTTGGCCTCCCGCGCAAGTACCGAGCAAGCGCCAACCCGCACGGCCCCGGCCATCACGCGGTCAAGGCGCGGTTCATCGACGTAGCGCCCCGAGGCGTGGCGTTCTCAGACGAGTACGGGACGCGGGTGACGCTCCACGGCCACTACCGCGAGAACGCCGCACTGATGCTCGCCGACCCCGGCTATGCTGACACCCTCCGTGCCGCCACCGCCGACAACCCCGACCAACAGGCCGCGTGGCTTGACGGCTCGTGGGACGTGGTGGCCGGCACTTTCTTCGGCAGCGCGTGGGACGCCCGTGTACACGTCCTCCCCCCGTTCGCGATTCCCGCCTCGTGGCCTATCGACCGGGCTTTCGACTGGGGATCGAGCAAGCCCTTCGCGGTCCAGTGGTGGGCAGAGTCGGACGGCTCACAGGTGCGCGTCGGCACCACGGACACACTGACCCCCGTCTATCGGACGTTTCCACGTGGAACACTGTTCAGCGTCGGCGAGTGGTACGGGATGGCCGCAAACCGTCCGAACGTCGGCCTCTACATGGACGGGAGGACGATTGCTGCAGGTATCCGCGAGCGCGAGGCGGAGCTATTCCCCGGCCGATACATCCACCCCGGCCCGGCCGACTCCTCGATCTACGACGTGCAGGACGGCCATTGCATCGCGGACAGCTTCTCTGCCGGACTGGTCGAGTTTGTGAAGGCGAACAAGGGGCCGGGGTCGCGGAAGAATGGCTGGGAGTTGATGCGCGAGCGGCTGACGGCTGGCAAGGCGCACCCGGTTGAGATCCCGGCGATGTTCGTGTTCGACACCTGCCGCCACCTGATTCGCACGCTCCCTGCCGCCCCGCGGTCGGAATCCAAGCCGGACGACATCGACACCGACTCAGAGGACCACGCGCTCGACGCCGCACGGTATCGCTGTTTAGCTGGCGAGCGGGATGGTATCGAGGTCAGTACGTTCTAGCGACCCTTGCGTTTTGCGGCACACTAGTGTAACTTGGATAAACAATGGCCGTGCTGCCCGAGAATCTTCCAAGCACCCCGCATCGCGAGTACGCGGCCGCACTTGCGGACGTGACGCTCGGGCGCGACCTGCTTGCCGGTACGCGCGTCATCCAGACGAAGAAGGCGGACTATCTCCTCAAGTTCCCAAAGGAGACCGAACCGAAGTTCGACCGCCGCGCGAAGGCCGCCAAGCTCTACGGTGGCCTTTCCCGTACCCTCTCGGCATCCGTCGGGATGCTCTTCGCCAAGCCGCCCGCGCTCCCTGATATCCTGATGCCGGGTGGGATATGGGCCGAGCATTGGGCGAACATCGACCTCGCGAACACCGCCGGCACCGTGCTCATGAAGCGGTTCGCCGAGTCGTGTGTCGCCGACGGGTTCGGTGCGCTCGTGGTGGACTTCCCGCCCGTGCCTGATGGCGTGCGCGTGACCGCTGCCGACGAGGGGCGGCTCAACCTGCGCCCGTTCTGGCGGCTCTATAACCGGCTCGACATTATCTCGTGGCGGCTCGCGGTGATTGATAACGCGATCCAGCCCGTGCAGGTGGTACTGCGTGAGTCGGCAGAGAGCGACCTCGGCAGCTTCGCCTCCGCCGCGCAAGTGCAGTACCGCGTCCTCCGGCTCGTGCGCGTGGTGGATACCGCGACACAAGCGGCCCGCCACGTCGCCACGTGGGAAGTGCTGGTCGAGGAATCGGGGACAGCCGGGCGGGGCGTGAAGCGGATCGACGGCGGGTTCTTCCGTGGCCGGACGGGGGCACCACTCTCCCGCTTGCCGCTCGCTATCGGCTATGGTGGCCGTACCGATGCGCCATTCACGGCCAGACCGCCGCTCCTCGATGTGGCGTGGTCGAACCTCTACTACTACCGCAAAGAGACGACGCTCAACTACAACGAAGAGCTTTGCGCGTTCCCGATGATCCACACGAAGGGCCGGGTAGCAGACGCGAAAGGCAACGCAATCCCGTTGGAGTTCGGCCCCTCGACGCATATCGAGACGCGGGCCGATGGTGATGTGAAGTGGGTCGAGTTAGAGGGGACCGGCAGCGCACTCCTGACCGTCTCGCTCGCCAGAGAGAAGCGCGACATGGCCGAGTTGGGGATGAGCTTCCTCGCCGGCGACACGCGCGCAGCGGAGACCGCCGAGGCCAAGCGGCTGGACGCGACAGCCGAGAACGCCACGCTCTCTAGTGCGGCCACGGGTATCGAGGACGCGATCAACATGGCGCTCGTATTCCATGCCGAGTACGAGGGCGTTGATTCCGCGAACGCGCCGAGCGTGACGATTAACCGCGACTTCGAGAGCGTGGTGATGGATGCGCCGACGATGCTGGCGTATGTCACGGCGGTGGAGAAGGTTGGACTTGACCCGATGACGCTGCTGGACGCATGGCAGAGGGGCGGCAGAATCCCACAGGATGCCGACCTCGACCAGATGTACGCCGATATGCTCGCCAACGCGGTCAAGATTGCCGATGCCGCTGCGGACGCCGCCGAGGCGCAGGTCGCTAGCGCAGGGATGCCATGACCCCGCGCACGGGCGATACGCGGTTCCGTTGCGCCGACGGGATGGGGCACTCTGCCTTTGTGGAAGTGCTCGCCGCCAATGGCGAGTGGACAAGGTTGACGGGAATCACGCGGATCGAGATGGCTCCGATCGACTGTACCACTCGCGAAGTGTTTTTCACGGTGACATTCATCGCCCAAGGCGGCATCTTCGCAGCACTTCTCACGCCGCCAACGATCAAGTTCCTTGAAGATAACGCCGCCGAGGCGCAAATCGCTGGCGCAGGGACGCCCCCGACCGCTCCGTGACGCGCCACCGCCTGTCCCCGCTCGCGATGCGGCTCCTCCGTCGCGCGGAACGCGAGGCGTCCAAGTACCGCCCAGAAATGCGACGCGCCATCCTTGCGGCTTGGGAAGCTCTCCGCGTTGACTTGAACCTTTCCGCTATCGAGCGACTGCTCGCCGCGGGCGCGATAGATGTCGTCGCGGGGCTGGTCGCTGACGCCACGGGCGACCTACTCGGAATCCGCTACACGCCACTCATCCGGCTGACGTTCTCCGGCTCCGCGCAACTCGGCACGACTCGTCTCCCCGGTCCATTGGCTGGTGCCCGCTTCGACCTGCTCAATCCGAACTCCGTCCGTGCTGCCTTGGGGCTGGAGACGACAGCCCTGCGTACCCTTACCGTTGAGGCCGCCGAAATGGTCCGGCAAGCCGCAGCTCGGGGGATCACAGCAGGGCTGAACCCGCGCACTGTGGCGCGTGGCATCCGGGAAGCCCTTGGGCTGGCACCGAACCAAGAGGCCGCTGTCGCGAACTTCCGGCTTGCGCTGGAGAACATCGGGACGAGCAGAGACGCATTGGGCTACAAGCTGCGCGACCGCCGCTTCGACGCCACACTCGCCAAACTCAGGCGGGACGGCGGGACGCTGACCCCCGAGCAGGTGGACCGGATGGTGGGCGCGTATCGGCAGCGGTCACTCGCATGGAACGCCGAGACTCACGCGAGAACTGCCGCTCTCGATGCCCAGCGGCTCGGCGCGAAGGAAGCATGGGAGACATCGTTGCGCGAGACGGGCTTCGACCGCTCGCGGGTAACGAAACGCTGGGTGACGGCTGGCGACTCCCGCGTGCGCGAAGAGCACGTCGAAGCCGACGGGACGGTCGTCCTGTTCGATGAGCAATACCCGGTGGACGGCGGAGTTATGACGCCGGGCGAGGGTGTGTATAACTGCCGGTGCATTGAGCTTATCAGGGTGGAGACTGCGGGTTCGCCCTTCCTGTAGCGGAACACGGCATAGGCGGACCCTTGCGTTTTGCGTGACCCCATAGTAGGTTGTTTCCGTAGGTCCACGGGTTCACGCCCCAACCGTATGAGGTGCCACCGTTGAAGATGCCCACGTTCGACAAGCTGGCCGATGTGCCGAAGCCGTTCGCTGACCTC